GGTTAATTTTTTAGCAGGAAATACAACATGGCTAGGGAACTTTGTAGCTAAAGTTTTAAATAAAGTAGATAAAAATCACGTACAAAACGCAGCAGCAACAGAACAAGATAACACTCAAGAAATAAAAAATGGCTAGGACAATAGAAGAAATACAAGCAGAGATGGACGCCGAACAAGCGTTGCAACCTCAATTAAGTGGACTAAACAGTATATCTCAAGCGGCTATTTATACGTTGTGGAAATACGTATTCTCAACAGCTTTATGGTTTGAGGAAACGTTATGGGATACATTTAAAACAGAGATAGAAACCGTAATAACAAACGCGGTTGTGGGTACAGATGAATGGGTTAAATTTGAAGTGTTAAAATTTCAATACGACACCGTAACACCTCAGATTGTTCAGTTGGTAGATTTTGTACCTTCTTATAACCCTATAGATGAGTCTCTTCAAATAATTACTAGGGCGTCTGTTAATACGCTAACAAACAAGGTAGTGTCTGTTAAGGTCGCTAAAGAAGATCCGCCTATTGCGCTAGACGCATTAGAGTTAAGTTCTTTACAGGGCTACTTAGATGATATATCTTTTGCAGGTGTAGAATATAACGTTCAGAGTTTAACGAGCGATAAGATATTCTTAGAGGCTGAGGTGTTTTATGATGGTCAATATACAAGTACTATAAGTGCAAATGTAATAGACGCTATAAACTTATACCTTTCTAATTTACCTTTTAATGGCTATGTTAGAATATCGGATGTAGAAGATGCGATTCAGAGTGTTGCAGGTGTAGTTGATATTGTAATATCTAACTTAGCATTAAGAGCTGATACAACACCGTTTGCATCTAAAGTGTTTTTAGTTGAAAATAAGACAACTATATTTAATAAGCTTCTTACTACAGCAGGTTATGCAATAGAAGAAACAGAATCAGGAGAGAGTTTTACAGATAAGTTAACATTTACAGCTGAAAGTTAATGAGTATTTATACAGTTACATACGGTTTTTTTTGGGAGACGGTTTACCCTCCAGTATTAAGAAAGGCAGTTCATTTAGCTTGGGGAAAAGTGATAATGAAGCCTTTGCAGTGGCTACATAATGCAATATTTATAAGCTACGCCAATGGAGCAACAGATGCTGATTATAGCAATGTAACCGCATACGTAAAAGGAGATAGGGTTGTTTATACCGATAGAGGTCAGTATGAGGCTAGGCAGGCTACAACTGGGAACTTACCATCAGATAGTACTTATTGGTATAAGGTAAACGACAATTATATCGGAGCAAGAGAAAGGTCAAAATACAGCTCTAGGAAAATATTATTTGAATATGCTTTAAATAAGTGGTTTCAAACAACAGGAATATTTATTGATAACACTAGTATAGGGGCACAAACTTTTTTAATGGGAGGTTCTGGAGATACTTCAAGTGCAATGTATAATGTTAGTTCTAATTCTCAACAATTTTTAACTAATAGTTTTACCTCAAATTTAAGCGCATTTACTATCTTTGTACCATTGGCAAAGTTTAATAGTTTAGCAGGAAACGATATTGATAGAGAGAATATAATTAGAAATATAGCTGATATTTACGTATTAGCAGGAATGAGTTATACAGTAACACCATATTAAGACATGAAAAGAATAGACACAAGTAGTATTTTAGACCCGTCAATTGCACAACCATTTACAGGGCTTTCTTTAGATTTTGTACAAGACGCAACAAAAGAAGCTTTGGCGGCTGTAATTCAATCCTCATTAGGAGACACCCCAAGCACAACAATTCCGTATGTATTATACGGTTGCGTAAAAACAGACTTGGGAGGAGGAGACTTTTCTTATACCGCAGGATATATTTATTTTAATGGAGAGGTTTATACGTTTCCAGAAATAGCTTCTATAGCAATTGCGACGGCAGATATTTGCACAATAACAATAACAAACGACGGTACAGCCGATCCTTTAGAGTTTACAGATTCTATACTAAGAAACGTACACAACCATAGAGATTTAGTTTTAAGTGATGGGATATTAGGGAGTGCTGATTTTGATTTTCAAGATTTAGTAAGAAAAAGTTGGGTGCTAAATTCCACTGTAGTTGTAACCCCAAATGGAGGAACAGCAACAGTCTCTTCTCCCCCTGCATCTTACAAGGTTGAAAACGGAACTTTGGACATAATATTCAATGTTCAAGGAACAATAACTTCTGCTGGAGTTACGGGATTCAGTATGATTATACCAGACGGTTTTGTTTCTGCAATAGGGTTTCAATATGATGGTCAGTACATGGCTTATGATGGACTAGGATCACCAGCATTAAGCGGAGCTAGATTTCAGATTTCAGATTCATCATCAACTATAACTCTCGAAGCTATTAACGGGACATGGACAAATGGGGCAGACTTTAGACTTCAAGGTCATATAAGAATGCCTGTAGCATAATAAAACTGGTGGCTAGTTTTTTACCGTCCTCATTGATTTGTTGGGCGGTTTTTTCGTATTAGGACGTCTCTTATTTCTTTAAAATCTGTACTTCTTTGGATGTTGTTTAACTCTAGATTGTCGTAATGCAACGATATTATTTGTCTTATTAATTCCGCCTCAGTCCAATCACGCTTAATCATATCAAGCATAAAGGCGTTTTTTTTAGAACCCTGCAATCGGGTCGTAAGTTTGACTTTATAAGATAGAATCTTGCTCTTTTTGTCGTCTTCGTTAAGCCAGCCCAAATTAATGTTGTTACAAGTTACTATTAAGAACAAATATAATAATAATATTTGTATAATGAATAATTTCAAGTACATAAAAAACATTTCTAGTCAAGAGGCTGATATATTGCTTTATAATCAAATAGGTTTTGATGTAGACGCAAATGGTAATCCTGTTTGGGGAATAGATGGTGAGGCTTTTGCTCACGAAATGAAGTATTTAGAAGAAAGGACGGAAAAGATAAATGTTCGCATTAACTCAATTGGCGGTTCAGTCATTGATGGTTATTCAATTATAAGTTCAATTTTAAATAGCAAGGTAATAGTAGATACTCACATTGACGGTCTAGCGGCTTCTATAGCTGGAGTGATTGCAATGATGGGGCAAACTATTTACATGAAGTCTTACGGAACTTTAATGTTGCACAATCCAAGCGGAGGAGATAACAAAGAGGTTTTAGACTTAGTTAAGAAAACTCTAGTAACAATATTTAAAGAGCGTAGAGCATTTAAAGAGGAGGATATTAACGAGATGATGGATAGCGAAACTTGGATAGACTCAGATACGGCAAAGCAAAAAGGTTTTGTTGACTTCGTAGTTTCTAGTGAGGAAAAAATCAATGTAAGTAAAGGTGAGAGTTCTTTATATAATATGGCATTGATATACAACAAAGTAATAAACAAAGAAAGTAATATAACTAAACAACAAATGGAAAAAGTAACAAACAAATTAAATTTGTCTAAAGATGCGAGCGAGGAAGCAATCGTAAGCGGAATTGAGGCAATCGAAAACAAAAGCGAATCTTTGACAGATGAGTTGGTTGCTGAAAAAGCAAAAGTAACTGAACTGAGCAATAAGGTTGAAGCTTTTGAAAACGAAAAAGAAGAGGCTAAAAACCTTGAGATTAAAAACGTACTTGACGGTTACGAAAAAGACGGTAAACTAGAAAAAGAAAACAGAGAAAGTGTTGAAAAGCTTGCTTTAGTTGACTTGGAAAGCGTAAAGAATATGCTTGATAAAGTTACTGTTAAAAAAGTAGCGAACAAAGTTTTTGATGTAACTAAGGTTAAAAACAAGAAAGGTACAGAAGATCGTTCTGAATGGTCTATTAAAGATTGGCAAAAAAACGATCATAAAGGATTAGCTGAAATGAAAAATAGCGCTCCTGAGACTTACACAGAACTATACAATAAAACATATAAAAAATAACAATTAAAACAATAAGACAATGGCAATAGAAAAAGAAATTTGGATTGATGATATACAAGAAAACTTGTTTGCATCAAATTCGTTCGTAGCGAGAGGTGTAGATCACTCACAATGGATAGATAATAAAACGGTTCACATTCCACAAGCTGGAGCGAATCCAACAGTAGAAAAAGATAGAGCGTCTGTACCTGCTACTATCGGTCAAAGAACTGATACTGATTTACAATACAATATGGCTGAGTTTACGACTGATCCTATATTGATTAGAAATCTTGAAGAGTTACAAGTAAATTACAACAAGCGTAGTTCAGTATTAAGCCAGCACGTATCAACATTAGGAGATACAATTGGTAACCATACTGCTTATACTTGGGCTGCAAGTGGCGCATCTCGTATCGTAAGAACTACTGGTTCTGCTGTAGGAACTGCATTAGCACCATCTGCAACAGGTACTCGTAAAGCGATTACTTTGGCTGATATTGCAACTGCTAGAGGTGTTTTAGATAAAGATAACGTTCCAATGGAAGGTAGAGTTTTATTAATGGATGCTGATGTTTACAATTCTCAATTGTTAGCTATCCCTGATGCATACCAAGCACAATCTTATGGACAAAGCGCATTGCCAAGCGGCGTAATTGCTAGAATGTTTGGTTTTGACATTATGATTCGTTCAACAGTGGTTGTATTTGATGACGCTGGTACTCCAGTAATTAAAGCTATCAACAGTGCAGGTGTACCATCTGCACCAGCTGCAACAGATAACATTGGTTGTTTAGCGTTTCACCCTAACTTCGTATCGCAAGCGGTAGGAGATACTAAAGTATTCTTTAACGAAGATGATGCTGCTTACTATGGCTCATACTTCTCAGGATTACAAATGTTTGGAGCTGCTAAATTAAGAAGCGACCAAAAAGGAATCGTAAGTATAGTACAAGAAGCTTAATAATAATTAGCACCTAGCCTTCGGGCTGGGTGTTTTAATACTCAATAAAATGAAAGCAGAAGACGCAAAAAAACAAGCACACCCATTTATGGATAAAGCACCAAACGGGAAACCTACTGAGACTTTATGTGTGATTGAAGATATGGGAGTATTTGTAAACAACGACATTACAGAAATGAAAAAAATAGCTGTAGGTCAAAATAAAGAAATCTTTGTTTTTAAAGGAGAAAAGTCAGCACCTAAGAAGGTAGTTGAGGATTCATTTAAGAAGAAGAAAAAGAAAAAATAACATTTTAAATAAAACAAAATGCCAAACGAAATAACCATAATAAAAGGAGCAGGCGGCTTAGGTCGTCCGTTGGATGGAGCTGATTTTGTTAGCTCTTATTTACATTACACGTCTGTATTACCTAGTGGTTTTAGTTCAAGCGACCGTATAAAAACGGTATTTAGTGTTGCTGAGGCGGAAGCTTTAGGAATAACTGATGAAAGTTTGGGAGAAACACCATCAACAGCTACATATCAACTAACTAATAAGGGAGCTGCAGGAGATGTTATACTTTGCACTGTTGCAGATATAAATTCTACAATACCGGACAATTCAGTAACAACTTTAGCATCTTACACAACTGTTACGGCGGATGTAGCTACATTAATAACAGCGGCTGCTAAATTAGCATCTGAAATTAATGACGGAACAACTACACACGGTTATACAGCTGTAAGTGATGGTGTTGATACCGTAACAATTACAGCTGCGGCAGGTCAAGGTATATTTTTAAATACTGGAACGCCCTATGCGGTAACAGTGACTGCTGGATCAACAGCAGGTACTTTAGTGCAAAATGTAGTGGCAGGTGTAGCATCTGAGATTAATATAATGCATTACCACGTAAGTGAATACTTTAGAGCACAGCCAAAAGGTAAGCTTTCTATAGGTATTTACGAAACGTCTACAGATTTTGCAGAAGTAAACACTATTCAAGATTATAGAGAAGGTGAAATAAGACAAATGGGTGTTTATACTCAGGCGGCTTTTGCAACAGCAGATGTTGATAAATTACAAACTCAAGCTGCATTAGCAGAAACTAATTACAAGCCTTTAAGTGTACTTATTCAATCCGATTTCAGTGCGGTAACTGACTTAACGCTATTAAGTGACTTACATACGCTAAGCGATCCAAAAGTATCAGTTACGATTGGTCAAGATGGAGAAGCTTTAGGATATAAATTATTTTTAGCTACAGGCAAATCGATAGGAACTGTAGGTATCACACTAGGAGCATTATCTTTTGGTAAGGTTAGCGATTCAATTGCACACCCTGCTAAATTTCAAATGGCATCGGGAGAACTAGACTCATTAGCTTTTGCAAATGGCTCACAATTCTCAGGCTTATCAAATGGTCAGATTGATGATGTAGATGACAAAGGATATGTATTTTTAAAGAAGCACTTCGGATTGTCGGGTAGTTATTTCGATAACGACTATACAGCTGTTGCAGTTTCAAGTGATTATGCTAGAGTAAAAGAAAATAGAGTAATAGACAAAGCCTCAAGAAATGTAAGATCGTTCTTACTTCCATCTTTAGCTAGTCCTTTAAAGTTAAATGACGACGGTACAATGAGAGAAGATACCGTTGCAAACTTTAAGAACTATTGCAATAGAGCTTTAGAGCAAATGGAAAGAGATGACGAATTGTCTGCATTTAGCGTAGTGATAGACCCATTGCAAAATGTGTTATCCACTTCAAAGTTAGAGATTACAATTAATATTGTTCCTATAGCTTCTGCAGATAACATAGAGGTAAATATTGGCTTTACAACATCATTATAAATATTAAATATATAAAACAATGGCAGTACCAATTACACCCCTTATAAACGGCAAATCTTACGAGTATGCTGATATAACGTTAATGGTTTTGGGAGTTCCAATTATAGGGATAACCGCAATCGACTACGGAGATGAACAAGAAATGGAAAACAACTATGGAGCTGGATCAAATGTAGTTTCAAGAGGTTATGGAAAAGTTGTCCCAACCGCTAAAATCACATTAATGATGGAAGAGGTTGAGAATATTATGGCAGCAGTTCCAAACGGTCGCCTTCAATCAATTCCTGAGTTTGACATCCCAGTTGTTTATTTGGATGAGTCTTTAGTTACTCGAAGCCATACAATAAAAAATGTAAGGTTTAAGAATAATAAGAGGGTATCAAATCAAGGTGAGCAATCTATTTCTGTTGAATTAGATTTATTGCCATCACATATTGACTGGAATGCATAATTTTTAGTATATTTGTTGAGAAACAAAATATATAAAATATGAGCAAAAAGGATGAAAAACTAGCAGAATTAGAAGCATTGCACGGTAAATGTTACCCAGTAGCTGTTTACTTAGATGTTGATGATAGTTCAAAAGTTGCAAACGTTTACTTGAAGAAGTTAGACAGAAGAACTTACACAATTGTTAACAAGCTATTAAAAGGTGATGATGCTCTAAAAGCTGTTGAGGCTTGTTTTAAGGCTCTTTATGTTGGCGGTGATGATTTAAGTTTAATAACTGAAAGCTTTGATGCTCTAATGAGTGCAGAGTCAGCGGTTGTTGATTTAATAAATAGAAAACCAGCAGAGTTAAAAAAAAACTAGAACAAGCAAGGTTTAAATTAGAAGCGGAGCATCCAGTATCTACTAATACTGCAATGCTCCGTTTTTATTATCCGCAAGTTGATATTGAAGGTCTAAGTGATGATGATTGGTGTAGAATGGTATCAGAAATGGATTACGTTCTAAAGCATAACGGAACACTATTTAATAAAGAAAATGGCTGATTTAAAGTATAGGTTAACGTTAAACGACATGATGTCCCGAAGGCTAACGGGGGCAATATCTAAGACTAAAAAATTAGACAACACAATAGGTCGAGTTCAAAATAGAATTATAGGATTTGGTGCGGCATTCTTAGGAGGTCAAGCACTCGTTGGATTTGGTAAAAGCACTTTAGAAGCATTAAAGAACTACGAGTTTTTCTCAGCATCATTAAGAACCTTAATGGGTGGAGATGAAAAAGCCGCAGGAGTATTACAAAAGAGATTAATAGAGTTTGCAAAAGTAACACCGTTTAGCTTATTAGAAGTTCAGCAAGGTACTAAGCAATTACTTGCAATGGGAGCAAGTTTCGATCAGGTGTTGCCAGAAATGAAAATGCTTGGAGATATATCTGCAGGTTTAGCCGTTCCTATGGAGCGATTAATCTTAAACTTTGGTCAAGTAAGAGTACAAGGTAAGTTAACAGGAAGAGAGTTAAGAGACTTTAGCGTTGCTGGTGTTCCTTTATTAGAAACCTTATCCGACACGATGGGTAAAACTAAAAAAGAGTTGATCGGAATGGTTTCGGCTGGGGAGATTGGGTTTCCGGAGGTGAAAAAAGCTTTTTCTGCAATGACCGAAGAGGGTGGTAGATTTTTCAAGTTAATGGAACAACAGTCGCTAACTGTTGGTGGTCGTTTATCCAATATGGGAGATAGTTGGGAGCAACTACAAGTACAAATAGGGAAATCGCAAACAGGAATTATTAATGGTACCGTTGATTGGGTTGCTAGGGGGGTTTCAGCACTAGAGGAGTATATGTCGGCTATCAATGACCTAGAGAAAACATTTGCCGACTTTCACGCTCCGCAAGTTGGAGATGATTTTAGCTTCATACAAAAAGTAAACTCGTATTTAGCAGGAAGATCAGAGGGTGTTTTGGACGATGTTTTGTCTGGAGGATTAATCTCAAAAAGGAATGAGTTATTGTTTAGGCAAGATTTTCTATCAAGGCAGGTGACAAAAGCTGGAAGCGATGTTCCCGAACTGAACCAACTAAAAAATATCAGGGAATTAGAGCTTAAATCTCTAAACATTAGGAGAGGAAAAACAATAAAAGAGGATAAAAGGATTGAGGGGTTACTGGGTTTTCATAAATCTAATGCTGAAAGGTTAAGGAAAAAAGAAGGGAGAGAAGGTATAAGTAGCTCCGACTTCATGAAAGAAAGAGGGTTGTTGAAAAAATCAATTAATGATATTGAAGGAGCTATCACATTAGCAATGGCAGAGGGGAAAGTGACACCTCAAGAGGGAGGGGAAGATGTAGAAGGAAGAGTAGGATCTGCAGGTTTTGGAACTGGAGTTGAAATATCGGGACGTAGACCACAAGAAATAAATATAACAATAGATAGTTTAGTAGAACAGTTAAATATTGAGGCGGCAACAATAGAAGAAAGCAACGAAGAGCTAAAAGAAAAGGTGTCTCAAATATTAATTGAAGTAGTTAATGATGCAAACACAACAGCAAGATAATGGCAGATTTTCAATTAAACGATCCGTTAAAACCGCAAGAAAAAGATTTTGATATTGACTTAAAAGGTCAGGCAAAATTATTAGTTTCTGCATACGGATTAGGTGCATTAAAGACTAAGCTTTATGGGGTTGATTTACCCGAATATAATAGAGCTGAAAACGAGAGAAGCGAACAAAGTGATGGAGTTGGAAGGTTCGGGCAACCAGTATTTGACACACTAACATTCTCAGGAGACAACCCAGAGGTTAATGGTTTGTCATATACGCCATTAGACGGATCACCTGAAACGATAGCTCCTCAAACGTTTCTTACTGTTCTTATAACGGTAACACAAGTTAAGAATATTGTTAAGACACCAATACAAGGAAGAAACGGAACTGTGAAAGAGTACATCTCTGATGGAGACTATTCTATTAATATAAAAGCATTACTAACAAGTGATAGAATTGATGTAGAACCAACAGAGGATAAGGAGCAGTTAATAAAATATTGCAAGGCTCCCGTAGCGATTGCGTGTTCTTCAAGGTATTTGCAGTCTTTTGGTATAAACAGCTTAGTTATAGATAAGTATAAATTCAGTCAAATACCGGGCAAAAGAAATCAAGTGCCTGTAGAGTTGAGTTGCTCTAGTGAAACACCGTTTGAAATAGCATTAAATAATGGATAGGCTACAATCTAAAATAACATTTACAAGATATAACGACGCAGGTGTGGTTATATCCAACATTGTTATGGATTTTGTTAATGACATAATGATTGATACTAGCTTTGAAACATTAACAGATAAGGCTAGAATAACAATACCTAGAAACTTGACTTTTAATGGTAAAGCTATTGCAACGGAAACTGACAGCGTTTTCAATAGAGGTGATAGCGTTAAGATAGAGGCTGGGTACTTTCCAAATATAAGGAGGGTATTTACAGGCTATATCACAAAACCTCACTCTCAAACGCCTATAGTATTAGACTGTGAAGATGAGATGTTTCAACTAAAACAAAAGACATTTACTTTTCCATTAGAATACACAACAATAACAAAGGATAAGAATGGAGGGTTGTTAAAAACGCCTAAAAAGAGTTATAGGGAGATTGATTTGGATGAGTTGATTGACGCTATCAAGACAGCTGTAGATGTAGATTTAACAGTAAAAAATATAGCTAAAGTTGAGAGCTTAGGACATATAAGATTTTCAGATGTTACTCCAGCTCAAGCATTGGAATACTTACAAGATAATTATGGTATCTATTCTTATTTTGTTTATGATGAGGATAATGATGAGCAGATATTAAACATAGGGTTAGCTAGTGATGCTAGTGATACAAATAATGTACCTTTTGTATTTGAGGAGAGAATCATAAAAGAGAATATGGAATATGTTAAGTCAGAAGAAATGAATTTAAAAATAGTTTGCATTTCTTTTAACTCACAAACAAATGAAAAGAGTAGAAAACAGGCAGGAGCTAGTGATGGAGAAACAAGAACTTTCCACTACTTAAATTTAACTGCAGATGAATGTCAGGCACACGCAGATAATATGTTGACAGAGTGGAGGTATGACGGATATAGAGGGGATTTTGAAACGTTTGGGGAGCCTTATATCAGGCATGGAGATGTAGCCGAATTAACTAGCTTGCAGTATCCAGAGAAAGACGGCAACTACCAAGTTGTAAGCGTAGAAAGGAAGTTTGGAATGGGAGGGTATAGGCAAATTATTGAACTAGGGAGGAAAATATGAGCGCAAAAAGAGAATTAAGAGAAGGATTGAAAAACCTAAATAAGCATTTTATACCATACTCTGTATTGTGTAAGGTTGTAAATGTTGATTTAGATAACATGGTTATTGACTGTGAGTCATTGGATGAAGGAGCCAACATACTAGATGTTAAATTAATGGCGGCAAACGAGAAAGGGTTTTTAATAATTCCAAAAGAAGATAGCACTGTAGTAATATCTTTTATGTCAGAAATGACGGGTGTTGTTTCTATGTTTTCAGAGGTTGATGAAATACAGTTAAACGGAGATTCTTTCGGAGGTCTAACAAAAATAGAAGACGTAGTAACAAAGTTTAATAATTTAGAAAGTATGGTTAATACAATAATTGCGTGGGGCGCAACGGTTACGCCTGCATTGGTGGCGACACCGCTAATACCAACTGTAAAGGCAGATTTAGAAAACACAACGGTGTTGCATGGGAACGGAATTTAAATATAAATTATGGCACAACAAGACTTTACATTAGATAATGATTTTGACCTAGCATTTGAAAACGGCTACTTTGCTATTGTATAAAGCGACCAAGATCACATAGCAATAATAGTAAAA